TCAGCGCTTCCGGCCTGATTTTGACTTGCGCGACTTGCCGCGCAACTTTCTGACCCTCTTTTTGGCGCCGCCGCGACCGGTCGCCTTGCCCTTCTTCGCCTGCTTGGCGAGGTGGGCGTCCAGCTGCTCGGCCGCAGCCTGCAGCCAAGCCGGCACCGCCGCGCGCGCATACCGGAGCGTCGTCCGCGCGTCGGCGTGGCCGAGCAGAGCCTGAGTCGCTGGCAGGCTCTTGGTCGCTGCCAACGTCGAGGTCCCGAAGCTGTGGCGCAGGGCGTAGGGCGTAACCGCTTCGAGCGAGAGGGTGACGCCGGCCGCGGCTGCGTCCTCTTCGACCTTGCGGCATGCGCGGTCCCACGCGCGGCGGACTGGCGTCATGGTGAACGCGCCCCAGGCCCCTACCGTGTCGAGCGCCTTCAGCGCCTCGAGGCCCTTCGCCGTGAGCGGCCGCTTGGCGCCGGCGACGCCCTTGCCCTTCTTGCGCCGGCGGACGTACGCCGTGCCGCCGTCCCAGTCGACGTCCTCGGGACGCAGGAGCGCCAGCTGTGCCGGCGGGAGCCCCAGCCAGGCCATCACCTCGAGTCGCGCCTTCGCCTTCGACCAGCCGTGACGCTTGGCGCCCTTCGTCGCGAAGCCGCGATTCGAGACCGCGGCGAGGATCTGCACGATGAGCGCCACGGGGATCCCGCGCGGCTCGCCCTCGGGCTCGTCGGCCTCGGGGACCTCGCGGACGGGGTTCTTCGCGTGGCGACCGTCGAGCACAGTCCAGAGGTTCTGTAGCGCGCGGAGCCGGTGGTTGACGCTCGACGGAGCGAGCGGCTTGTTGACCTGCACCCAGGCCATCTTGCCGTTGCTCTGCCGCTTGCGTTCGCGGCGGGGACCGATGGTCAGCCACTCGTCGCGCTGCCTGCGGATGTCGGCAGACGTGATCGAACTCCGGGCGCGATCGCCGAAGGCTTCGATCCACTCCTCGATGTGCTGCTTACGTTCCGACCAGGTGGGCAGCGCGCGCACCGTCTGCAGATACTCGAGCGCGTCGGCGCGGAAGCCAGGCGCGATCGCCCGGGCCTTCGCCTCGTCCTCGAGGCCGATCCGGATCTTGACGCGCTGGTCCTCGCGCCACTCGCGCCGTTCCTTCGCGGTGCTCGTGGGCAGGAAGGAGCGCGAGAAATACCGACCGGGCCCGGGCTGGCCCTTGATCTTCACGCGGCCATAGACCAGCCAACGCTGCCGGTCCGGCAGCCAGCGGATGCCCTTCTCGCGCGTCATGCCGTCGGCCGCTCTCGTTGCAGCCAGAGCGACCCAGCCAATTTCCGCTTCCGCGCGTTCTGGATGTCCTTATCCTTCACGAGGTGGCTCAGTCCGCCTTTCCAGGGCAGAGTGACGAGCTCACCGGCTTGCGCCCGAGACGCGAGGTCGGGGTGTTCGTAGGCGAATTCGCGGCCGGCTTCCCACGCGGCGATCAGCCCCCGGTCTGGGCCGTGCCACCGCGCCTTGAACGTGCGGCCTCGCTCAGACAGCGGTTTGAGGATCGAGCGATGCAGGCGCAGTGTAGATGGAGCGCTCATAGCGATGCTGCCCACTTGTCTTCGTGCACCACCAGGATCGGCACGCCTTCCTGCTTGTACTTCATCGCCTGCGCGATCTTCGTCCCGAAGCTGCCGTGCTTCCATTCCTCACTGCCCAGGCCGCCAACGACCAGGTAGTGGACGTTTCTCGACACGGCGCTTCTGACGACCCCACCACGACTTTCGATCGCGGACACGCACGTCTCCCTGGGGCCGTACACGAAGCCTCCGGTGAGACAGAAGCCGAACCCCTGGTGTTGAACACTTTGCACCGCGTCGAAAGCGAGATCCGTAACGTGCGTGCTGGCGGCCAAGGCGTCCATGTCGCCGCCGATGAGGGCCTGGAGGGTCTGCACCAGGTGGGACCGCTCGGCCTCTGTGATCCTCCCGTCTGCGAGCGCCGCCTTGATTCTCGCGTGCAGCACGTCGCCCGGCCACTCGTACGCGGCCGCGTCGTTCGTTTGGAGCCACGTGCTCAAGAACCGGATCTCGTCATCGTTGAGGCGCTTATCCGCCAGGATGCCGATCGCGATTCCAACGAGGGTCCTTAGCGAGTTCTTGGACTCGTTGGCGTACCGGGCCGCTTGGCGGGCGAAGTGGCTGGCCTGGCTTCCGTCGCCAACGAGAGTCACAGCGCCCTCCCAGGCATGGCGGGCGTCTTTGGGGCGGCAAGATTGTCGCCGTAGTAGAGGCGGTTCATGAGGCCTTACCCGCGGAACCGTAGCCGCATTGTGCTCTCGCCTTTGGCGAATCGAGCGGAATCATTGTGCTGCGGCAAGCCGGACAGCCCTTCGTCCGGCTCGTGAGACGCCAAATGGAATAAAGCACGCCGGGGAGGAGAAAGCAGATCCAGAGAGCGAGTTCGTAGACGAACGAGCCCTTCGTGAAGCTCCTGGGGGGTGCGACCGTTCCGCAGGTCGGGCAATACTGGGACCCTGCCGGAACCGTTCGGTTGCCGCCTGGTGATGCCGGCGGCGCCGGGCCGTCCATGCGGGCGCCACACTTGCGACACGTGGCGATGTTGTCCGGGTTGACCGATGTGCACTGCGGACAGCGCCGCGTCCTGGGCATCGCCTTACTCCTCCAAGGACGGACCGACGCCGCGCGGCGTTCTCATGGCGTCCTCACCAGTTCAACACCCTGCTGCTGGTCACGTTCCAGCGGCGCTCGAGCAGGCTTCGGCCGCGGCACCAGGTGGAGTATACGCGCGGACCGTGCGGCGGTCAATCGTCTCCCGAGGCGCGGTCGCTCGACTCCCTTCCCGCGCGACGCGCCACGATGCAGTGTTCCACGGCACGCCGAAGCCCCGGCCAGTCCTCCTCCGGGAGTGATTCCAGATACAGGATCGCCCGCTGCTGTTCGAACGAGAGTTTGTCCCACGGCATGCGGCGGATCTCCCCTAGTGGCGCGGCGCCGGCATTCTCGTTAGACGCCGTGACAGGGATGGTCGCTTGGGATGATACGTCTTTGGGCAGGCCCTCGGTGTGTTGCAGAACCGTTACAAGGGGCACCTGGTATATCTTCGCCAACTCCCACTGCAGCCATACCGGGCAGTGGCGCTGTCCCGTCTCCCAGCGATTGAAATTCGAGCGCGGGAGCCGGACTCCGCCAGCCCTCAGCTTCTTCAGCACCTCTGCCGGCTTTAGGCCCCTCTGTTCGCGCAGGTCTGCGAGGTACGGGCTGCGTTTCGGCTTCGGCTTCGGCATTCCGGCAAGAGCGTAACCCACCGCCAACGCTCCGGCTGCCGGGCTGTTCGATTCTGGTAGAAAAGTAGTTGACATTACGGATGCTGAAGGGCTATCGTGGTCCCCGTTATGGGGACGCAACAGCCCAAGCCAGAATTCGACGCCGCCAAAGTCGTCGGTGACATGGTCGCCAAGGGCTGGGAAACCAAGGACCTCGCGCAGGCGGCGAAGAAGTCGCCGATGACTATCCGCCGGTTTCTCAAGTCCGAAATCCAGACGACCAAAACGGCTACAGCGATCGCCTCCGCGCTGGGGCAACCGGTCGAGCGGTATCTGCTCGACGTCATCACGGAGGCCGCATGACCCCCGTGCAGACGTCTGCACTCTCGCCTTGGCTCGACTCCGAGCGCCTCGCCGTGCACCTCTCGATGTACCGCAAGGACACGGGCACGCCCTACGCCGAGAACGCGCGCAAGTGGGCGGCGCGAAACGGCATCGTCCCCGCGCACCGCGGGCGCAAGCCGCTCTACGCCCGGGCCGACGTCGACGCGGTGCTGCTGCGCGGGCAGCGGCGCCGGCGCCAGGCCGCCTGAGACACGACGATGGCCAACTGCGAACGCCTCGCCTCGCTCTGCCCGCCGGCCTTGAGACAGATGCTGCATGAGCACCAGTCTCCGGCAGCGCAGCCAGGCGGGCAACGAAAGCCTGCAGTCGAAGAAACACGCGAAGGGCCGCACCCAGCGCTGCCGCGCGGGACGACGGCTGGACGGGCGACATGAACTGAGCGGCGGAGAGCCATGGAGGAGAACGAGCATGAGTACGGGAATCGTCGTGTGCAGCACGTGCAGGCGGGAAGTCCACCAAGACGGGCCGCGTCCGGAGCCGGCGCAGCAGAACCCCTTCCCGTCGTGCGGGTGGACTCACTGTGAGGACAAAACGCCGCGCTGCGTTGGCGCTGTGAGCGAGTATCCGGCGCGTGCGGCCGAGCCGCCTGCCCGTGCCCACAGGAGCCGAGGTCGATGGTTCGAATCCATCCGCACGCGTCGCGTGTGTAGCTCAGTGGCAGAGCACGGCAAACCGGACCGACCACGCTGCCGGGATACAAACCGAGCGTAGTGACAAGCCGGGAGAGACCGGCACTCAACCGCCCCCATTGGAGCATCCGGTGACACACGGTCGAAAGGCGTGCCGGTCGGGACAGCGCTGCGAACCTCGGACGTGGGCCGAAGCGGTGGACTGCGCGCTGCACCATTCCGCCCTGCCGTTGGCGGACATCGCCGAGCGGGTCGGCACGAACGTGGCCTATCTGCGCGCCGCGGCCAGCCAGTACGACGAGACCCACCAGCTGCAGGCGCGCCTCATCGTCCCCATCACGGTGGCCACCGGCAACTTCGCGTTGCTCGACTTCATGGAGCGCATGGTGGGACGCGTCGCGGTGCGTCTGCCGGACGTCGACGTCGCCGACGTCGACTTGTTCGCGATGAGCGCACGCCTGGTCAAGGAAGTGGGCGACACCCTGGACGCCGTGCGGGCAGCAGTGGCCGACGGCCGCATCACGGCGGAAGAAGTCGACCGGATCGATTGCGAAGTGCACCAGATGCACCAGGCAGCCGCGGCCCTCGAGGCGGTCGTGCGGTGCCTGGCTGAACGAAGGGATGGGGCGGCATGACTCAGACGGTGTTGATCGGCGAACTGGCCGCCGCACGCGCGCAGTTGCGCGAGGCGGACCGGCGGATTCTCGAGCTGGCCCAGGACAACGAGCGGCTGCGCCAGGAGCTGCGGGCGGCGCGCGCCGGCGACGACGAGCTGCGCGACCGCCTCGATCGGCTCGACCAGGTCATCGTGCCGGCGCTCGAGGCCACAGTCTGAGGCGCGCGCCATGGCCACCGCCTGCCCGTGTGTCTCGACGGTCGTGACGGTCCCGGACGACGCCTGGCTGGCCTGGGATGTGGAGCTGGAGCGCGAGGTCGCGGCGCAGCTCCGTCTGGGGATGGTGAACGCGGCGTCTCTGTTGCGGCGCCAGGCGGCCTTGCGCGATGCGCTCCTGACCGAGAACGCGCTCCTGGTCGCCGGCAAGCGGACCGCCGAGCGCCGGGTGCTCGAAGAGAACGAACGTCTGCGCCGCTACGTCGCGGCGACGCGCGTCATCGCGCGGAACTGAGGGAGGACTCGACTCCGATGACGACCATGTCGGCAGACGTCATCAGTGCAGTGACAGTCCTGATGGAGAGTCGCGGCGGCCGCGTGGTGCGACATGGCCTCGAGGCGCTGCGCGTACCGCTCGCCGAGCTGCCGGCCGTGCTGCGTGCGGCGGCGCAGCTTGCGGACGGGTTGCAGGCGGTGGCGGCGCTCGAGACGTTCCTTCCCGCGGCGGTGGATGGGAGCGCGACTACCGGGGCCCCACGTTCCACGAGCCGTCTGGAATCTGGCGAATCTCCGAGAGGTAGGCGACGAGTTGCAGGAAGCGCTGCCGTGCCGGCAGCGCGACGGGATGGTCTGGCAGGTCGCGCAGCGTGTCCGCCAGCCGGATGAGCAGCGCGTGCAGCGTGTCGTCGGGCATCGGTTGATGGCCTCCGGGTGGCGATTGTAGCCCGGAACACGAGTTGTGAGGCACCGGCCTGCAGCCCTGCCGCCGCGATGGGTGCGGCGCGTCGCACAGATCGCCCCCGGGGCCCCTCATCGCAATCGCCTGCCGGAGCCCCCACCGGCAGGCCCGTTCGTCGGCGACGACTGAAACGGGAGGCGTGACATGGACCGAGTGCTGATGGTGGCGGCTGTGGCCGTGGTGGTCGCGCTGGCGACGCTCGTCGCGTGCTGGGTGCACGCGGCCTGCCAGCTGGCGCGGCGCGTCAGGTCAATGCCTGCGCGAGATCCGCGGTTGGGATCTCGCATCGGTGGCGTCATCCCGACCGAGCCCTGGCCCCGCTCCGCGGGCTCGCTCGGTGCAGGAGATGCCTGCGTCACCGAGCGGCGGGCCCGGCTCGCGCGCCTGCAGCGCGATGCCAACGACGCTCCCGGCTACGTCGTGATCGGCTGCTTCACGGTGCTCGGCACGATCGCGGCGGTGCTGTGGCTGTGGTGACGGCAGCGTTCAGTGGTTCGGTGGTCCGTCCAGGGTCGGCAGTGGAAGAGAAGGAACAGGGTGGCCGATCGCTCCCGGTGTGGGCCGGGAGCCGGACCGCCCGTTGTTGAAAGGGGTGGTGAGCGTGGCAAACAGCGACACGTTCGTGGACTTCTTCCGTGACATCCGCAAGGGCCAGGCGGCCGCCGATCTGACCGAGCAGTTGACGGCCCTCGTGGTTGCCGTGCGATCGACTGGCCGGCCGGGCAAGCTGGTGGTGACGCTGCTCGTCAAGCCGGCGTCGAAGGGCAACGTCGAGATGCTGATGATCGAAGACCAGGTGAAGGTGACCCTGCCAAACCCGGAGAAAGGCGGCACCGTCTTCTTCGCCACCGATGACAACGTCCTGCAGCGCCACGATCCGCGGCAGCCGGAACTCTCCGGCTTGCGCCAGGTCGTACAGCACTTCGTGGCGCAACGGGCCACCAAGGAAGGGACCGGGCCATGAGGGACAAGCCAGACACGACAGTCCTGATCGAGGCGGGCATGCAGCTCGGGCAGATCCGACAGCTGGGCCAACACGAGGCGTTCGTCGTGCTGCCCACCGGTGACGGCGGCGCGCGCGTGGAATCGCTCGCGCCTCTCCGCCTGGAGCAGCCGCCGCGGGTCCGCCAGGGCCTCACGCTGCACGAAGTCCACAGCTTTATCGCGTACGTGAACGAGTTCAAGGATCACTCCTCGCGCATCTTCGCGGACATCGCCGAGCGCGACCTCGAGGCGGTGCTCGACTATCACATCAGCGGCGTCGAGCCGCGCTGGTGCGAGCATCGGGCCGTGCTGACCCTGCAGCACAGCGAATCGTGGAAACGGTGGACCGCCGCCAGCGGCAGGGCGATGGCCCAGATCGTCTTCGCCCAGTTCATCGAAGACAACCTTCTCGACGTCGCCTGGCCGAGTGGCGCGGAGATCATCGAGGTGTCGCGCTCGCTCGAAGCGAAGATGAACGTCAGCTTTGCCTCGGCCGTGCGCCTCGACAACGGCGAGCAGCAATTCACCTACGAAGAGCAGATCTCCGGGACGGCCGCGCGCGGCACCTTGAAGGTGCCGGACCGCTTCACGCTGGGCCTGCCGGTCTTCCAGGGCGGCGAGAAGTACGCGCTCGAGGCGCGGCTGAGGTACCGCATCAAGGACGGCGGCTTGGCGATGTGGGTGGACCTGGTGCGCTCGGATCTGGTGCTCGAGGACGCCTTCACCCGGATCCGTGCGGAGGTCGCCGAGAAGACGTCGATCGAGGTTTTGGCTGGCTTGTTGGCAGAGTGGCCGGACCCCACGGCAGCGGCCAAGTAGCCGCGCACGTGGCCAGGAGCCCTTACGAGACGCAACGCGGTGACTACGAGTTGGAGGGCAGGTAGGACCGGAACCACCTTTGGAACTGTAAGGAGTAACGCCAGGTCATGAAGTCTGTCACCTCGCCGGCGGCCGGCGGGCGTCTGCGCCGCGTGCCGCTGGCCTCGCTCATCGAATCGTTGACCAATCCGCGCACCCGCTTCAACCAGGCGGCGATGGCTGAACTGACCGAATCGGTCAGGGCCAAGGGTGTGCTGCAGCCGTTGCTCGTGCGCCCGCACGCGCCGATCGCCGAAGCGCCGTCGGTGCAGTTCGAAATCGTGGACGGTGCCTGCCGCTATCGCGCGGCCGTGGCCGCCGACCTCGTCGAGGTGGATGTCATTGTCCAGGACATGAGCGACGCCGAGATGCGCGAAGTGCAGCTCATCACCGGGCTGCAGCGCTCGGACTTGCATCCGCTCGACGAGGCCGAGGGGTTCCGCGCGCTGATGGATCTGGATCCGTCGTACACGCCGGAGGCGGTCGCCGCGAAAGTCGGCAAGTCCAAGAAATACGTCTACGACCGGCTCAAGTTCGCAGCGCTCATCCCGGAGGCGAAGGATGCGTTCGCGACCGACCAGATCACGGCTGGCCACGCGATCCTCATTGCCCGCCTGCAGCCAGGTGACCAGGAGCGCGCGCTCGAGGCGGCGTTCCACACGCTGTGGGACGCCGGCGACGCGGGCGACGACGATGAGGATGGCGGGGACCAGGATGCGCCGGCAGTCGCGCGGCCGAAGGTCGCCATCAGCGTCCGCGAGCTGGACCGCTGGATCGAGCAGCACTGTCGCCTGGACATCCGGGCCAGCGAAGTTCAGGAGACGCTGCCGGCACTCGCGGAGGTTATGCGCCAGGCCGATGCCGGTGGCGGCGAGGTCCTGGACGTCTGTGCGGAGATGGCCCGTTGCAAAAAGCACTTCCCGCCGAAGCCCAAGGGGCCCGACTACAAAAAGGCGAGGGCGGACGACGCGGCACGCTGGAAGAAGGACTTGGAGACGCGCCAGCGCAACGCGAAGATCTGGAACCGCGTGCGAAAGGAGGCGCTGAAGGCCGTCGTGGCGAAGGCCAGGGGGCTCAAGATCACTAACAAGCTGCTCGAGGCGGTGCTTGTGGAGCGGTCGCGCCATCCGGCCAAGGACATCATCGCGTTGATGGGGCCGGTCACGTTGGCGACGTTTGCCCAGGGCCTCGCTGTGGCCGATGCGCTCAGCCAGGCCTACACCATGGAGGGCTTCGCATCGGTCGCCAAGCAGCACGGCGTTGACCTGAAGAAGCTCGAGGCGCAGATGGCGCCGCCGGCGGCCGCCGACACGCCGAAGAAGACGGGCAAGGTCAAGGCGGCGAAGGCACCCGCCGCGAGCAAGCCGGCGACGCCGTGGAACGGGCGATCTGTGAGGCCTTCGGCCTCCCAGCGTTCATGCCGGCGTCCGTGATTCGCGCCGACGGCTTGGTGCTGGGCGCTTGAGGCGCCGAAGGCGGAAGTTCTCTTCCTCCGGCGCTATGCGGCGTTGCTTGAGCAGGCACGTGAGGTGAGGCCATGAGCGACGGACGCCCCCGCATTCGTCTGGGCGGCTTGTGGGAGCGGGAGACGTCGGCCGGGCGAGTGCTGGTGGGCGTCTTCTCAAGGGCGCTGCTGGAGCAGGCGCTCGAGCAGCTGCGCGACCAGGGCAACCTGATCAGCGTCCTGATCGTCAAGGCCGACGAACACGACTTCCCGACCGACCCGGACCAGGTGCTCTACCTGCAGCCGCGGCTGCAGCGGGAACCGACCGCGGCCGAGATGGCGCGGCAGATGAGCGCTGCCGGCCAGGACGGCGACGGGTCATGCGGATGGGCCGAGTAAGGGGGGGGCGGTGAGCGTCTTGATGATGGCCCGCGCGTGGAGGGTGAAGGGCCTGACGTCGGCCGAGCGGCTGGTGTTGCTGAAGTTCGCCGACTCTGCCGATGACGATGGGCGCAACAGTTTTCCGTCGGTGCGGTCCGTGGGTCAGTCCTGCGAACTCTCCGAGCGGGCCGTCCAGTATGCTGTCGCCCGGCTGCGCACGCAGCACTGGCTCGCCCTTCAGGTGCCAGGCGGCGGCCGGCGGTCGGTGACGTACTGCGTCTTCCCGGACATCGCGGCCGGCAACGGGCCGGAGACGAGGGGTGCAAAATCTGCACCCCTCGATAGTGGCGAGGGGTGCAATGGTTGCACCCCAGGGGTGAAGCAGGTTGCACCCCAGGGGTGCAAAACGCGACATCGCATAAAGGATGATCCGTCCTTGATCCGTCCAGTACAAGAAGATCCCCCCAACCCCCCGCGCGCGGGGGGCGTGTCCGGACGGCGGCCGACGAGGGCCGAACGGAAGCGGGCGGAGCGGATGCGGGCGGTGACGTGGGGCGGGTGCCCGCATGGTGACCCGCGGTGCACGACCGAGGACGAGTGCATCGCCCGCCTGGTCATCGGCTGGCGGCGGGAGACCGACGCGGCGTTGACGGCCGTGCCGCCCTGAGCCCTGAGCCTGGAGCCCTGAGTGGTGCAGACGTCTGCAGAGCGGGCGTCGGACAGGACCTGGCTAGGAGGACGCGGTGGGACACGAACAGCGAGTCAAGGAAATGCGGCGCCAGGCGCGGAAGGCGCTCGGTAGCGACGCCGGCTACCTCGCGCTGCAGAGCTTCGAGATCCTGCACATGCGGACGTTCTGGGGCCGGTTGAAGTGGCTGTTCCTGGGACGGTGAGGAGGCGGCCGTGAAGACCGTGGACATCATCGCCGCCAGTCGCAACCGTGCTATCTGCCGCTCCTGCGGCGCACGCGTGGAGTGGGCCGAGGTCTACGCCAGCGGCAAGCGCATGCCGTTCGACCAGGTGGTCGTCATCGGCGAGGCGAGCGTTGGCGGCCAGGCCGTGCAGCGGGTGGACCTCGACCGCAGCCATTGGGCGACGTGCCCGGACGCGGCGAAGTGGAGGCAAGGCCGGTAGCCGATGCCGATGAAGCCGCCTTCGCCGTGCGTCGCCCGTGGCTGCCCGGCATACGCGGTCTACCGCGGCCGCTGCCGGCGTCACGCCCAAGCGGTGGAGCAGGCGCGGGGTTCGGCAGCCGTGCGGCTGTATGACGCTGAGTGGCGCCGCGAGTCGAAGGCCTGGCTGCAGGAGCCCGGCCACGAAGTCTGCGTCTACTGCGGCCGGAGGTCGAATGCGGTCGATCACCGGATTCCGCATCACGGAGACCGAGCGTGGTTCTGGGACCGGAGCAACTGGATTCCGAGTTGTGTCCCGTGCAACAGCCGGAAGTGTGCGAACGAGGAAGGCGGGTTCGGACGATGAGCCGAATAACATGCTCGGCTCGGGGAGGCTGCTTCGTGGGCGAGCGTGATCAGGACGCTGCGATCGGGCGGATGGTGAACCGCTACTCCGAGCTGAAGAAGCGCCGGGCCGCGTTGATGTCAGAGGCGCGCGAGATGGCGCAGCTGTTGGAGCGGGCCGGGAGGGTCTTGCACGACCTGGAGTTCTATCATGAGTTCCATGGTGGCCAGAAGGACGGCTACGCACGGCGGAACGAGGCCGCGGCGGTCCCAGAGTACCCAGGCGCGGAACGGCCGCGGGCCCTGGTGGCAGAACTGCGGACGGTGGTGGGCGAGTTGCGCTGCGTGGCGGTCTGTGTCAACACCTTGGCCGAGGAGCGAGATCGGGCGGCGGCGGCGGGGGAGGGGCGGTCGAAATCGCTGGCGGCTGACGGCTCGGAGACCGCGCTGGCCGACGATGCGTGAGAAATGAAGGATCGGGAACGGACAACGGATTGACGATGACGGCTGGGGAGACGGACCCACTCACGGTTGATTGCCCGCACTGCCACGCGGTCGCCGGTGAGTCCTGCATGGACGTCCGGTGTCGCGAGGAGGTGCCCGTGCACCAGGAGCGGGTCGCCGACCGTGTCAGGGACCGGGGTCGCGCGGAGCTGCTCGAGCTCGCCGAGCGCATGCAGACCCTCGCGGACACGTCGCGCAGCGCTGAGACGCTCGAGGAGCGGGACCGGGCGACCACTGAGGTCGCTCGACTCGCTCGCGAGCGGATGCGGCTGCGGGATGGCCAGCCGAAACGGCCCAGGCGCCGTCAGCTCTCAACCGAGGCCGGAAAGCTCCGCAAGCAGATCCTGGCCGAGTACTCCGACATCGACGGAGACCCGGCGGCGCTCTCGCTCCTGAACACCGCGGTGAAGTGGTTCGACGGCTATCTCCGTGCGTCAGCGATCGTCGACACCGAGGGACAGGTCATTCGCGAGAAGGGCCGGCAGAAACAGCACCCGGCGATCGCGATCGCGAAGACCGCCCATCGGCAGTATCTCGACGCTTTGAAGGCGCTGCACCTGGACTGGGAACCGCTGCGAGACAAGGCCGGCCGGCCGCCCGGGACCTAACCGATGCGCCTCCTCCGCAGAATCTGTGGGTAGGAAAGGCTGTTCCGCCGGGCGGCGCGGGCGGGTCTTGGTTCCTTGTGAAATGCGAAAGAGCCTGGGGTAGCTGTGCGAAAACCGCGTTCTGTGCGGTTTTCCAAGGACCTTGTGGGCGCGCTCTCTGCGTCCACAGGTCCGGCAGCTTCCCCAGGCCGGTCCTGAGCCCGACCGGGGTCCGCCCCCGAAAGCGAATATCGGAACCGCGCCTCCCGCCCAGGGTCACAAGTCCAGGATTTCGGCCCAATCCAAGGGATCAAGGCACGTCGGAGCGCCTGTTCTGACCCACAGATTCTGCTGAAGAGCCACCGATGCCCACGAACCGACGATTCCGAACGAAGACGCGGCGCGCCAGGGCCGAGGACTGGCATGCGCCGTTTCTGTCGACCGGCCACTATGTTCCGGGCCACGTCCTCGACGGGTTGCAGCTGACGGGCGACTACCTGCGGGGAGGCCAGGCGCTCGAGCAGCTCTGGCGCGCATCGCAGGCGCGCGGCGCCGGCGAGCTGGCCTGGGTCGCCAGGCTGTTCGACGAGCCGCTGGCGGCCGGCGTGCGCGCCCGCCATGCGACGCTGTCGGCGCTGGCGCCGGTGCCGCTCGTCGACCGCGCAACCGCCTACGCCGAAGACGTCATCGCCAAGAGGACACTCGCGGGCCCGCTCGTGCGGCTTGCCTGCGATCGCCATCTGCGCGACCTCGAGCGCGGCGCGGAGGCCGGCGCCCATCCAGATGGAATCTGGTTCTCGCCGGCCGCGGCAGACCACGCGTTCACATTCTTCGAAGCGGTGGTCAAACTGCCGGACTCCGACCGTGAGCACGAGCCCGGGTGCCCGCTGTCGATCGACGCGGAGTGGGACCCGGACGTTGATGACGAACTGCTCGAGTGCACCTGCCACCGGCGCCAAGCGGAGGCTGGCAGCGAGGCGCAGCCGTTCTACCTGCTGCCGTTCCAGGCGTTTATCGTCGGCAGCCTGTTCGGATGGCGGCGCGCGAACGGGTTCCGGCGGTTCCGCTATGCGTTTCTCGAGATTGGCAAAGGCAGCGGCAAGACGCCGCTCTCGGCCGGCGTCGGTCTCTACGGCCTCACGCTCGACGGCGAACGCAAAGCGGAAATCTGCGCGGCCGCCACCACACGAGACCAGGCGCACATCCTGTGGGATGACGCCGCCGGGATGGTGGATGCCAGCCCGGAGCTCGCCCGCGTGGTGCAGCACGCGGCGACCGGCCTGACCTTCGGCTCGTCGTGGTTCCGCATTGTGAGCTCCGAACACCGCGGATTGGATGGCAAGCGTCCGCACATGGGCCTCATGGACGAGGTCCAGGAACACCCGACCGCGAACGTCGTCAACAAGATCCGCGCGGGTGCCAAGCGCCGCCGCCAGCCGCTCTTCCTCGAGACGACGAACAGTGGCACCGATCGCACGTCGGTGTGCTGGCAGCACCACGAGCACGCTCGCCGCGTGCTCGAGCAGATCGCCGCGGACGATCGCCTGTTCGCCTACGTGTGCGGCCTCGACAAGGGGGATGAGCCCCTGGCGGATCATGGATGCTGGCTGAAAGCGAATCCAGGGCTGCCGTTGCTGCCGACCGGCGAGTACTTGCACGAGCAGGTCCAGCAGGCGAACGCTATTCCGGCAGAGATGAACACGGTGCTGCGTCTGAACTTCTGCCAGTGGACGCAGGCGACCACGCGGTTTCTTCAGCCTGTGCAATGGGACGCGTGCAACGACTTCGTGCCGGCCGACGAACTCGAGGGGCTCCCGTGCTACGCGGGTCTGGATCTTGGGCAGACGGATGACTTCTCGGCGTTCGCGCGCGTGTGGATGCTGGATGACGGTCGCGTCGCTGTGCGCATGCGGTTCTGGCTCCCGGAGAGTGCGCTGAGGCGGTTCAAGGACCGTCCATACGACCAGTGGCAGCGCGCCGGCCTGCTCGAGGTGACGGACGGCAACACGACCGATTACGACGTCGTCGAGGACGCCGTCCTCGAGGATTGTCTGGCCTCCGGCGTGCGCGACCTGGCCTATGACAAGAAGTTTGCCGAACAGATGGCGCTCGGCCTTCGCGGGGCCGGCATCCAGGCGATCGACCAGCCGCAAGGCTTCGCGCTCAACCAGGGCATTCGCACGCTCAGCGGCCTGGTCGCCTCGGGCCGCCTCTGCCACGGCGGCAACCTCATCCTCGGATGGATGGCGGACAATGTCGTGACCCGGGTTGGCCGGGAGCGGGACCTGCGCATCGACAAGGAACGGTCGAAGGAGAAGGTGGACGGCATCGTCGCGCTGGTCATGGCCCTGCAACGCGCGACGCTACAAACCGACGCTGGCACGTCCGCCTACGCCGATGGCCACGGGCTGATGGTGGTGTGAGCGTGCAGACGTCTGCACTCGTTTCCAGAGGACGCCGCGCGATGACGCAAATCTATCTGCCGACGCACCCCGCCGCGACGATCACGGTGGAGCAGTTCGCCGACTACTGGGGCGTGAAGTGCCGCATCGTGTACCACCTGATCTCGAAGGGGGCTCTGCCAGCCGTGAAGATCGGGAGGTCGTATCGCATCCTCACCGAAGACGCCAGGGCGTTCGGCCGCGTCGACGATGACGCGTCGACCCCGGATCCGCGCACTGCTCGTCGGATAAATACTACCGGTTAGTGTCGGTTAGTGTCGGTTAGTGTCGTCTGCTACAACAACCCTCTTCTTTTTCTCTTGCCAAGCTGCTTCACTGGCCAGCGTGACGTTCGCGCTGATGCTTCTGGGCTTCGTTGTGGCGGTGATCGCGATTGGCTTCTGCCTGTGGCAGCGGCGCCCGCCTCACCTCCGATGCCGAATCATCGTCAACCTGGAGGATCGCGATGAGACCACGCTGAAGGGCGTTCTGTGGGCGCAGCGCGGGCCCTGGCTCGTGCTGCGCGACGTCCAGGTCCTGCAGGGGGAGCGGCCCGCCGTCGCGGCGGACGGCGAGGTCGTGGTCCATCGGGACCGCATCTCATTCACTCAGATCGTGCCGGTGTAGCCACTCATGGCTGTCGTATCCAGTTACGGCGCACTCGCAACGCTCCAGGGGCTCCGCCCCGTCTGGTGGGAAGGCCAGGAGCGCGGTCTGCGCCTGTATGCCGGCTACTGGCATGACTACCTGACGATCTACCGCACCCAGCCGAACGTCCGCATCGTCGTGGACTTCTTGAGCCGCAACCTGGCGCAGATCGGGCTCCACGCGTTCCGGCGCCTCTCCGGGACAGACCGGGAGCGGTTGACAGGCCATTCGCTGGTGCAGACGCTCGGCCGGCCGAATCCCGCGACGACGCGCTACCGGCTGATCGAAGCGCTCGTGGCCGACCTCGGGATCCACTTTAACGCCTATTGGCTGAAGGTGCGGACCCCGGGCCGGCTCGGCCTGGTGCGGCTGCCGCCGGAACAGGTCACCGTCAAGGGCGGGTTGATTCCGACGCAGTACCGCTGGTCGCCGACCCAGGCCGCGCCGACTGACTTTGCGCCGAGTGAGATCGTCCACTTCCGCGGGTTCAACCCGGCGTCCCCGCTCTTCGGCCTCTCGCCGATGGAGACGCTCCGGCGCATCCTGGCCGAAGCGCATGCCGCCGCCGAGTACCGCGAGCAGTTCTGGGGCAACGCCGCGCGCACGGAAATCGTGTTGACGCGGCCGGCCGCCGCGCCGCCGTGGAAGGCGGACCAGCGCAAGCAGTTCCGGGATGAGTGGCAGGAGTTCGCCGGCGCCGGCGTCAAGGCGGGCAAGGCCCCCGTGCTCGAGGACGGCATGGAGCCGAAGGTGATCGGCTTCAACGCGAAGGATTCCCAGTACCTCGAGGGCGTGAAGCTCGGACGAGAAATCTGTGCGGCGGCGTACCACATCCCGCTTCCGATGGTCGGCATCCTCGATCACGCGACGTTCAGCAACATCCGCGAGCAGCACAAGAACCTCTACCAGGACTGTCTGGCGCCGTGGACCGTGATGATCGAGGAGGAACTCGAGCTGCAGCTGCTGCCGGAGTTCGACGACGTCGAGGGCGTCTACCTCGAGTTCAACATCGCGGAGAAGCTGAAGGGCTCCTTCGAGGAGCAGTCGGAGTCGCTGAGCAAGGCGATCGGCCGGCCGTACATGTCGCCGAACGAAGGGCGCGCACGCCTGAATCTGCCCCGCGATCCGGATCCCGAGAGCGACCGCATCGCCCGCAATCTCAACCAGGCGACGGGGAGCACCTCCGGCGGCCGGTTCGCCGCGGACCACTCGGCACTTGCTGCTGTCGTGCACCGCCACTTTGCCCGGCAGTCCGCGCGCACGGTGAAGGCGGAGTCGCCGATCGAGGCCTTCGATGGCGCGCGGGCTAGGTGGGATCGCGAACTCGCCGCCGACCTGGCGCCGTTCGGCCTCTCCGCGGAATCGGCGGTCCAGATCAACGCGGAGACGGCGGCGCTCCTCGAGGCGGGAGAAGACCCCTGGGTGTCGGCGCGCGCGGCGGCGATCGTCGAGCGCCTCGCCGCCCCGGAGGAGAGAACATCATGAGCCAGCGCATCCCGCACGTTGTCCGCCTGGTCCAAGAGCGTCCCTGGGCGATTCTCCCGGCCACGCTCGAGGCCATCCTGGACGTGGTCTCCCTCCACGCCGCCGGCGAGCGCTTCACGCCCGAGGAAATCCAGGCCCGCATCGGCGCGGCCGCCAAGCCCGCGGCCGAACGCGCCGGGGTCGTGGCCATCCTGCCGCTCTTCGGGGTCATCAGCCAGCGCATGAACATGATGACCGACGTGAGCGGGGGCACCTCCACTGAGGCCTTCGGTCGCGCGTTCCGCGAGGCCGTCGCCGACCCGGCTGTCGAAGCCATTGTGCTGGCGGTGGATTCGCCGGGCGGCAGCGTCTTCGGCATTGACGAACTCGGAGCCGAGATCTTCGACGCCCGGAGCCAGAAGCCGATCGTGGCTGTCGCCGACAGCCTGGCGGCAAGCGCTGCCTACTGGCTCGCGGCGCAGGCGAGCGAGCTCGTCGTGACGCCCGGCGGCCAGGTCGGCAGCATCGGCGTGTTTGCCGCCCACCGCGACCTGTCGAAGGCCTACGCGGACGCCGGGATGAAGCACACGCTCATCAGTGCGGGCAAGTACAAGACCGAAGGCAACCCCTACGGGCCGCTGACGGACGATGCGCGCGCGGCCATGCAGGACACCGTCGACCAGTACTACGGCCTTTTCGTCAAGGCGGTGGCGCGCGGCCGCGGCGTGTCGGTCGGCGATGTGCGCGGGGGCTTCGGCGAAGGCCGCGTCGTCACGGCGAAGGATGCCGTTGCGGCGCGCATGGCCGATCGGATCGACACGCTGGCGAACACGGTGAACCGGCTCGCCAGCCGACGGGCGCAGCGCGCCCTCTTGAGCCCGGCAGCCGCGACGGCGGCGGACACGGTCCAGGAGCCCGAAAGGGCCACGACCCAGGATCCGCCTCCTGGTCTCTGGCGCGGCCAGGTCGACGTGAACTTGGTGGATCTCGACTAACGGTCCCCACGATAGGAGACATGGATCATGAAGAAGAAGCTCGAGGCCCAGAAGGCCGAGGCCGTCGCCCAGGCAAAGGCGATTCTCGCCACGGCGGAGAAGGACAACCGTGAACCCACTACCGAAGAGCGGGCCCAGGTCAAGGCGCACCTGGACGAGGCGAAGCAGCTGAAGACTCGCCTCGACGACCTGCAGGCCGTCGATGACATGCGCGCGCAGCTGACCGCACTCGGGGCCCCGCTCGACGTCGCCGGGCGCCAGGCGCCGGCCCGTCCCGTGGATACCCGGGTCGAGTTCGCCGCCTTCGGCGAGTTCCTGCAGGCGGTCGCGTACGCCAGCATGCCCGGCCACCAGGTCGACCCGCGGCTCATGGCCAGCGGACCCATGGCCGCCTCCGGTCTGAACACGACGGTGGGCGCCGAGGGCGGCTACGCCGTGAGGACGCAGTGGAGCGACGCCCTGATTGCGCGGGCCATCAAGGCTAGCGTCCTCGCGCAGCGGTGCATGCGCATCCCGATCGGGGACGGGTTCGACGGTCTCGAGGCGCCCCTGGTGGACGAGACCAGCCGGGCGACGGGCTCCCGCTGGGGCGGCATTCGGGTCTACCGCGCCGCCGACGGCGACAGCGTGACGGCCTCGAAGCCGAAGCTGGGCCGGTTCGAGCTGCGCCTGGAAGACCTGAAGGGTCTGTGCTACGCGACAGAGCGATCGCTCCGCGATGCCACCTCGCTCCAGAGCATCATCGAGCAGGGTTTCGCCGAGGAGTTTTCGTTCGTGCTCGACGACGAGATCCTGCGTGGCGACGGAGCCGGGCGCTGCCTCGGCATCCTGAACAGCCCGGCGCTCGTGACGGTGGCCGCGGAGACCGTGCCGGCCCAGGTGGCCGACACCATCGTCGCCGAGAACGTCATGAAGATGCACTCGCGCCTGCTCGCCAAGAACATGGGCGGGGCGGAGTGGTTCATCAACCAGGAGACGCTGCCCCAGCTCTACACGATGGCCATCACGGTCGGCGTGGGCGGCGTGCCGGTCTACATGCCGGCGAACGGGCTGAGCGCGGCGCCCTTCGGGACGCTGTTCGGCCGGCCCGTGAATCCGATCGAGCAGGCCTCCGGCCTCGGAGACGTGGGCGACATCGTGCTGGCCGACATGGGTGAGTACATCCTCATCGACAAGCCGGCGGGCCAGGCCTCGTCGATGCACGTCCGGTTCATCTACGACGAGATGACGTTCCGGTGGACCTGGCCGGTGTGCGGCAAGCCGAAGCTCGCGAGCAAGATCACCCCCTACAAGGCGACCTCGGCGACGTCGCTGAGCCCCTTCGTCACGTTGGCCGCCCGCTAGATGGCGGCGTGAAATGGGCCGCCCGCTGACGGGCGGCCTGCGATAACGCGTCGGCACAGAGGAGAACGACTCATGAGCAGGCCAGCCAACGGATCGATTCCGCACATCGTGCACCTCATCCAGCCCCGCACCACGAACGCCGGGTTCACGACCGACGTCGTGAGCCTCAAGGACGCCCTCTGGTGCGAGCTGGTGTTCCACCTGACGCAGGCGGCCGCGCACGCGACGCTGATCACCCCGCGCCAGGCGACGACCGTGGCCCTGGGCGCGACGGCTGTCATGCCCGTGATGCCCATCAAGGCGAACGAGGACGTGGCGACGTCTGACACGCTTGCCGCCAAGACCGCGGCGGCCAACTACACCGTCACGGCCGACATCAAGCACAAGATCGTCGTCTTCGACATCGACCCCGCGGCGCTGACGGACGGCTACCCGTGCGTCTACGCCACGGTGTCGAACTCGGCCGAGGCCACGAACTTCTGCGCCGCCCAGGCGATGATCTGGACGAAGAGCACCCCGCCGGCCAGCGCGATCATCGACTGAGCCCGGCAGCGGCAGCGGCGAACATGACGGGGCGCCGGGTTGGGCCGGCGCCCCCTTCCGAGAAGAGGAGACTTCCATGGCGGCTTCAGCCTTGCCGGTTCCGGCGCAGGCGCTCGTCAACGACATCATCCGCGTGGAGCGGGCCGCGGCGGCGCTGCCGCAGACCGCCCAGGAGACGCTCTTCACCGTGACCGGGCACGTCGTGGTCCGGCAGATCATCGGCATCATCACGGTGGCCATCGGGGCGGTCGCCAACGCGACCAAGCTCCTGGTGAACCCGGACGGCGTGGGCGCCGACACCGACATCTGTGCCGCGCTCGACATCAACGCCGCGTTGGTCGACGGGATGTTCACCATCACGGGCACGTTCGCCAACGCGATGGTGCTCACGGCAAATCTCCCGCTTGCGGGCAAGCAGGCCACGGAGATCGTCTGCCCGCCCGGCGTCATCAAGGTCGCCTGCGCAGGCAGTGACGGCGGGACGGGCCGCGTGAAGTGGGAATGCGTCTACTGGCCGCTCGAAGACGGCGCGTCCGTCGTGGCCGCGTAACCGGAGGGGAACATGCCCATCCAGGTCACCCCCGCGGGAGAGGTGCTGCGGTTCCTCTCCCGCGGCGGCTCGCTGCTCGACCTCGACGACGAGAACGGCACAGTCGATTTTCCGGTGCCGACCGGCGTCAAGTTCGGAGGCGTCGCGATGCCGGTCACCGTGGCCGACATGACGAAGGTGCACGCCGTGACCGCCACGGCCGACGAACTGAACGCGCTGGCTGGCGCCGGGGTCACGGCGGCCGATGCCGTCAAGCTCCACGCCGTCACAGCGACCGCGGCGCAACTGAACACCCTCGCCGGCGCCTCGAGCGGGATCGCCTCCGTGCTGGCCGGCGGCCTGGGCGCCGCGGCCTCCTACGTCAAGACCGATACGGGCACCAAGACGCTCCTGGCGGCGCATGCGACAAAAGCCAGAGCGTGTCTCGTGGTCGTGCGCATCGATGAAGTCTTCGCGACGGGCGACACGTCTCAACTGATTCTCAAGGTCGGGGAGACGAGCACGATCGAGAAATGCGCGGCGGCGGCCAGCTTCACGAACGCGGCACTGGGCGCGGTCTTCGTGTTCGCGTTCACGAATCTGGCGACGAAGGCGGTGCTGGTCACGCTGACGGCGGCGGCCGGCACGGGCACGGGCGCGGCGACCGTGACCGTAATCGCCATCCCGACCACGTAGGCGACTGCCGTCGGTCGGATCGATGAGGGGCGGGCGGTGCGCGACCGTGATGGGGCTCGACGCGCTGGCCTCCCCGGGTTTCGGACACGCCCCGTGCAGACGTCTGCGCGGGGACGCAGGCAGAAAGGACGAGCGTCGATGCGTCTCTGGGCCGGGATGCGCTATGCGGTCGTGCTGGCGACGGCGCCGGCGGCGGAGCCGCTGACCTACGCCCAGGCGAAGGCGTACATGCGTTTGCTGGACGATACGGACCAGACCACGATCGTCGAGCCCTTGATTCGCGCGGCGCGCGCGAAGGTCGAAACGGACACCGGCCGCCGGCTGATCACCCAGAGCTGGGACCTGCTGTTCGACGCGTTTCCGCGCGACGCGATCCGGCCACCCTTCGTGCCCCTGCAGTCGGTGACCTCGATCAAGACGACCAGCGCGGCCGGCGTCGAGTCCACGCTGGCCGCGGCGACCTACGTGGTGGATGCCGCGTCGACGCCCGGGCGGATCGTCCTGGCCGATGGCGGCAGCTGGCCGACCGACCTCCGGACTGTCAACGCGATCGCGATCCGGTGCGCCTGTGGCTACGGCACGGCCGGAACCGCCGTGCCGGATCCGATCCTCCAGGCGATGCTGCAGCTCGTGACGCACTGGTATCGGCATCGGGACGCGGCGGTCTATCCGCCGCTCCCGTCCTGGTTTGGCTATGACGCGCTGTTGGCACCCTACCGCAGACTGGAGTTGGCCTGATGGCGCGCCGCTCGGCGATCAATCCCGTCGCGGATGCGGTGGTCGTCGCCCTCAACGTGACGACGCTGCGGGCGCTCGCTCCGGGAGGCGTCAGTCGGAACCGGCCGGCCAACCAGGTGCCGCCCTACGTCTCGCTGGGGCCGTGCAGTGAAGTGGCGGCAGACGCCGCGGGAACGAACTACGGCGCCGACGTCACTGTGCCGGTACGCGTCATCACCGGCGGAGACGCGGCCAACGGCGAGTCGCGGGCGGCGTCGATTCTCGACGAGGCGATGCGGTTGCTCGACCTGCGGACGTCGCTGACCGTGACCGGCTGGCAGGTCCTCGACATCTGGTGGCGGGGGAACCGGATCGCGGAGGACCCGCAGGCTGATGGGACGATGAATTACGTTGGCACCGCGACCTTCCTGGTGCAAGTGAGGCAGTCATGAACGGAGCCGATTACGTGGCGCTTCAGCGCATCAGCCGTGGCGCGACCGAGGACGAGACGCTCGCCGAACCGGGCCAGACCTGCGAACGCATCGGTCCCGAGGACCTGGAATGGCTGCTGAAAGGCGGCCACATCGCGCCGGTGAAGCAGCCCGCGCCACCTGGTGAGGACAGATGAGCATCAACTACGGCTCGAAAGACGTCGGGGCGTGCCTCGTCGGAGGCCGCCAGATCCTCGGGTCGATCACGCAGCTCGAGGTCGACCGCACGGCGGAGGTCGCGCGCGAGACGCCCGTGGGCGTCGCGGCCGCCACCTATGTCGCCACGGGCGACAAGTCGGCCAGCATCGCGCAGTCGGGCTTCTTCGACGCGTCCGCCGACGGGTCCAACAACGCGCTCTGCGAGAAGGAGGGCACCAGCCAGGTGCTCTGCCTGCTGAACGAAGGCAACGTCGCCGGCCGCCGCGCCGTGTGCGCCCAGGGCGCCTTCGCCGGCGCCTACAAGCGCCTGGCCTCGCGCGGGTCACGACACAAAGCCCAGGCGACCTACAGCGCCAGCGGCGTGGTCGAGGACGGCGCGATCCTGCAGCCCCTCGCCACCGTGACCACCGCGGGCAACACCGAGGGCAGCAGCGTGGACAACGGCGCTGCGACCGCGAACGGCGGCGCGGGCTACGTGCAGGTCCCGGCCCTGACCCTGGGCGGCTATACCGACTGGACCGTGAAAGTCCGCCACAGCACGAACAACGCGACCTTCGTCGATCTGTTGTCGTTCGAGGCGCTGACGGCCGGTCCCGCGGCCGAGCGCAAGACGGTCACCGGCGCCGTTTACCAGTATCTGGCGACGTCCCGGGCGTTGACCGGTTCCGGCAGTGGGCCGTCGCTCACCTTCATGGTGGCCTTCGCACGGGGCTAGGAGAAGAGACATGGCGATCCTCAACTACGCGGCGAAAGATGTGGCGTACTCGTACGGGGGCACGAACGTGACGGCGATGTTCGAGCCGAAGATCGACGTGGAGCGCAAGGCGCTCCTGCAGGAGTTCACGCCGGCCGGCGTCGCCTGGAAGCAGTGGCTCGACACCGGGTTCCGCGAGATGGCGCCGTTCACCCTGACGGGCGTCGAGGACTTCACGGCCGTCACGGGCTCGCGCGCGAAGTTCGCCGAGGGCACCAGCGGCGCCTGGATCGTGACCTACGGCGGGACCAAGACGACGACCGTCACCTGCCTGGTGACGTCCTACAAGTCCACGATCGCGTCCGAGAAGCTGCACCTGTTCCACGTGACCTTCCAGCCGACGGGCTCGGTGGTCGAGGCCTAGCGAGAGGCAGGGCATCATTCGTGGCCGCAAGGAGGCGCGCAGACGTCTGCGCGCCTCGCTCGGCCTGTCCGGTGGAGGGATTGTGATCGTCACGTCCGCAACGCCCGTGCTCGTGCCGCTGCCGCACGAGCCGGGTCAGTCCGTCAGCATCCGCCGACTGTCCTGGCTCGAGCTGGAGGCGGCGCGCCGGGTGGCCGCCGACGCATACTTCGCTACCCTCGAGACGATGGCTCCCGCCGTGCGCGACGCCATCGCTGCCGTAGCCTTGGCCGGTCAGACGGCCAAGGCGGACCAGGCGGAGTCCGGGCCGGAGCCCTCCGCCTCGGCGCCGATCAACCCGCTCACCTTCTGTGACAAGCGGACGGCGATGCGGGCCGGCATCTGCGGCTGGTCGTATGCCGCCGACCTGACCGACGCCAACAAGGACGCGCTGGACGTCGAGACCGCCCGCATCGTCTGGGCGGCGCTCCTGGAGCTGCACGACCCTTTGCCCTCTGGCGCCGCGTCCACCTCGCGCTAGAGGGCCGGGGCGAGGCGCCCGAGGAGCTGCTCATCGGGCGGATCTGCGAGGAGTTCGGGTGCCTGCCGTCGGCCGCCCGGACCGAGCTGGCGCAGGACGAAGACGGTCTGCTCTGGCGGGTGCTCGAGGCCAGGCAGTACGCGCGGGCCAAGCGGATCGTGGACGACGCCGCGAAGCGGGGGACGACCGAGCGCGAGTTGCCCCCATCGGTCTGGATCACGCGCGTCATCGACATCGAGTTTCAGCTGCAGGCGGAGCGCGACGCATGTTGACCGGCATCGACGAAGAAGTCGCCTGGGCGCGCCAGGCGGTGGCGCGGTTGAGCGGCGACGAGATGACCGGGGCGGTCCGTGACGCGACCGAGGCGATGCAGGGCGCCGCGGTCGCCGAGTGGGACGCGACGGCCGGCCTCTCGCGCCGCAACGCGGGATACCGCACGACGCACCGGACCCAGCGCTATCGCGAGGCCATCCGCCAGATCTTCTTTGATGACGGGCACACCGGGAAGGTGTTCGTCTCCTACCCGGTCGAGAGCGGGCGCGGCGCGCGGCCGAAGCTGTTGCCGGTCTGGCTCGAATACGGCACGGCCCTGATGTCGAGACGGCCGCACCTCGTCCCGGCCTGGCGGATGGCGGTCGCGCGATTCAACGCGCGCATCGAAGCGGTGCTGCGCACGCTCGGGGACTAGCCGATGGGCAACATTGTCCACACCGTCAAGATCGCCGAGGACGCCCGCGACGCCATCGCCAAGATCCGCGAGTACGGCGACGTCATCGTCGGCGTCGCCTCGACGATCGGCCGGTACGAGCGGCAGCTGGGCAACGACGCGTTGCTCAAGAACGCGCACAACATGGTCGCCGCGGTGGAGAGCCTCGGCGGCGTCTTTGCCTTGACCGACGCCAACCAGGCCAAGCTGTCCCGGACCCTGGCGGAGGCCATCCAGCAATACGAGCGGATCGGCGAGCAAGCGCCGGCGGCCATGCGGACGATGGAGCTGCAGGCCAGGAACGCCGTGGAGGCCACCGAGCAGGTTCGGGGCGCCGCCTCGGGGGCGGAGGACGCGTCGATCGGGGCGGGCGTGGCATTCGGTCTCATGGCCGAACGGGCGGCCTCTGGCCTGATGCAGATGGCGGCCGAGATGGTCACCACGGCTGCGCGAACCGAGGGGTTGACTGCCGTCGCGGAATACCTGGGCACCCGGTCCGGACAGTCGCGGAAGGAAATTGATGGACTGATCGACAGCCTGAAGCACCAGGGCATCACGACGCAGGAATCGGCGAACCTCGTGATTCGGCTCTCGCAGGCGAACATCGGCCTCGAGCACGCCACCAAGCTCGCCACGACCGCGCAGAACTCCGCCTTCATCGCCGGCATGAGCACCAGCGAGGCACTGGGTCTGCTGCTGCAGGGCGTTGTGACGCTGCAACCGGAGCTGATTCGATCGGCCGGCATCACCGTGTCCCTCGAGCAGGCGGAGAAGGCCTACACCGCGGCCCATGGCGGCACCATCGCCAACCTGACCAGCCGCCAGAAGCAGGAGATCCTTCTGCAAGCGGTGCTCGCCGAGGGCGCCAAGCTGAATGGCGTCTACGAGCTGAGCATGGGCTACGTCGGCAAGCAGATGGCAAGTCTCGCCCGCTATACCGAGGAGACGCAAAATGCACTGGGCCAGAAGCTGCTGCCCGCGGTGGGGGTGGGCGTCACGGTGTGGACGACCTTTCTGAAGGTGGTCACGCTGGCGCCAGGCCTCTTCGACACGGTCGGCCTCGCGATCGCGAGCGTCGTCGGGCCCGTGATGGCGCTGAAGGCCGCGGCCGCGCTGGGCGTCACGTCAATGCGGGATCTGACGGGCGCGGCGTTCGATACCGCCGGCGGGCTCAGCAAGCTCCAGCAGGGCGCCCTGGTCGCGACGGCCGCGTTCGCCGGGTGGTCGTTCGGTCGGTGGATCGCCGAGCTCACCGACATGGACAGCCGGATCGCCAACTTCCTCAACCGGCTGAATGGCTGGACGCTTGCGCAGGCGACGGCGGAGGCGCAACAGATGTCCATCGCCAAGGCGATCCGCGACGGCGCCGACGCCAACATCACGTATGCCGAAGCCGTCGAGGTCAACCGCATGGCGACGACGGCCGCGGGCGAGGCGAACGGCGCCGCGGCCGTGCATGCCGATCTCCTCAAGGCTGCCGTCTCGTCTCTCAGCAAGGAGACGCAGGCGGCGGCGGTCGATGCCTTCAATCACGGGCGGTCAGTCGCGGCGGCGTCGACGCTGCTCGAGGCGCACGGCCTGGCGACCGACAAGGATGCGGCGGCGCTCAATCTCCTCCACGCCTCATGGCAGGCGAACAATGAGGCGATGAAGAAGCACTACGCGGCGTTCGAGGAGATCAGGACGGCCGGCCTCGGCTGGCGCGGCACGCTGGAAGGCATCGCCGGGGCCGTCGTCGCATCGGTGCGGCTCTACCTCGAGGCCGGCGTCTCACAGGCCGCGCTCGCCGAGTACTACCATCTGACCGCGACGCAGGTGCGGGCCGTCGCCTCCTCGCTCGAGGAGGAGAAGAAGGCGCACGAGCACGAACAGGCGGCGATTCTCCAGAGCACGAAGCTCTGGGCCGAATATGAGGCGTTGCGCATGGCGCATGGCGGCACAGCTACCGAGGCGGCGATCGCCCAGATCGACCGATGGGCAGCGGATGTGACGGCGCAAGCGCATAAGGCCGGCACCGACACCGCGGAGTTCTACCGCGCGCTCGAGGCCCTGTCGAGCGAGAAGACCGCATCAGTGCTGGTCGACTGGAATCACCTGCGCCAAGTCTCGATCAAGACGTACGAGGACATGGCCGCCCGGGCCTGGGCCACGTATGACGAGATGATCGCCGCGTCGGGCGACTATTCCCGCCAGGCGATTCAGGATCAGCGGGACGCAGCCCGCGCGGCGGATCAGACCGCCCGGGATGCGGCACACGGCACGGAAGCCGTCGGCGCCGCGCTCACGGACACCGCGGCCAAGGCGGGCGAGTTCGGCTACGTCTACACCCTCGCGATGCAACAGGGTGCCGCGGCAACCGAGGACGCGGCTGGCCAGGTCCGCACGCTCGCGGGCGAGCTGATCGCCGCGGCGGAGGCACAGAAGCGGCTGCTCGCCGGCAACTCGATGGACTACGGCGACACCACCATGGTGCAGAACCGCGAGATGTTGGAGCGCGCGAATCCCGGCATCACGGCGTTTCTCTCGGCCGGCTATTCGATGTGGCAGGCGTTTGCGCTCAGAACCGCCCGGAACTACGGCTACCTGGTTGACGTGGGCACGCCGGGGCCCCGGGTCCCCGGCTACGCGACTGGCGTGAGGAACGCGCCTGGCGGGTGGGCAATGGTGGGGGAGCGCGGGCCGGAGTTGGAGTATGTCCCACGGGGGGCCAGCATCATTCCGAACGGTGGATTCGGCGGATTCGGCGGCATCACCGTCAACATCGCGGCCGGCGCGGTTGTCCTGCAGGACGCGATCATCGACACGCCGGCGGGACAGCAGAAACTCGCCGGCCGGATTGCGGCTGCCATCATCGCCAAGGTCTGCTCGATCGGGACGCGTCTGCCGAGCAGGCTCTGATGGTTCGTGTGCAGACGTCTGCACACGGCGGTCTCGCCCCCCGAACGGGCGACGAGAGGGTGACATGGCCGGCTATCTGTTCAACGCGGGGGCATACGGACTGCTGCACGGGGACATCGCGTTCGGGACCGACGTGATCAAGGCGCGGCTGTCGCGCACGAGCGAGACGCCCGACAAGGATGCCACGAGCATGACGGGCCTTGGGCTGTCGGCGACGGCCCTGTCGCTCGGCACGAAGACCGGGCCGACGAAGGACGACTCGACCGATCGCGTCAAGTACGGGAGCGCGAATCCGACGTTCTCCGCGGTCGCCTCTGGCGCCGAGGTGAACAAGATGATCCTGTGCAAGTACGTCACCGACGACGCCGGCTCGACGCCGATCGCTGTCGTCGAGTTCACGCCGGTCGTGCCGAACGGTGGTGACATCACCGTGTCGGTCAACGCAGCGGGGCTGTTTTATCTGCAAGATTAGCGAGGCGCGATGGCGACCGTCAAGGTTTTAGTCATCGGCGCTGGCGGTGGAGGCGGAGCCGTCGTTGGCGGCGGTGGCGGCGCTGGCGGGTATCAGGCGAGCGACGCGCATGCCATCGTCAGCCAGACAACGTATCCCGTGATTGTCGGTGGCGGCGGACTGGGCGGCGTGGGGAGGACGGCAGGTGGTCCAGGCGGCCCTGGCGCGCCGAATGCGATCACGGGATCGCTCGCGTACTACGCGGGAGGGGGAGGGGGCGGGACCGCCATCACTGCCGCACCTGGCGGACGGGGTGGTGGAGGCAATGGCGGAGTCAGCAATCCCGGCAGCGATGGAACGGCGAGCACGGGCGGTGGCGGTGGTGGCGGCGGCTATGGAGGTGACGAACATGGTGGCGCTGGCGGGTCTGGCGTCGTCATCGTGCGCTACAACACGGCGGAGATCACGGCCGCGGGTGGGTCGTCCGCCACGGACGGCGACTACACCGTGCGGACGTTCACGTCGAGCGGCACCTTCCAGATTACCGCCGGAAGCGGAAACGTCGCGGTTCTCGTGGTGGCCGGCGGTGGTGGTGGCGGGCGGTTGGGCGGCGGCGGTGGTGGTGGCGGGCTGATCTTCTCAGACGCGGTTGCAAAAGCTGTCGGTTCATACACGGTCACGGTCGGTGGCGGTGGCGCTGGCTCTACGAGCCGCGGCGCAAAGGGCTCAAACGGCCAGGATTCGGTGTTCGACACGGTCACGGCGATCGGCGGTGGCGGCGGCGGCAGTTACACCGCAGGAGTGCAGGCCGGGGCGACCGGGGGATCTGGCGGCGGTGGCGCTGGACAAGGCTCAGGTGCCGGCGCCGTGGGCACAAACGGGCAGGGAAACGCGGGCGGCAACGGCGGTGGAAACTATCAGTGGAGCGGCGGCGGTGGTGGGGGTGTCGGCCCAGGCCAGCAGGGGATGTGGCCGAAGGGCGTCTCTGGCGGCGACTCATCGTTTGATGGCGTGACGGCCACCGGCGGTGGCGGCGGCGGAGGCTATCAGCAGACAGCCGGACTGCACGGCGGGTCTGGTGGCGGCGGTGGGCCGTCGAGCGGAGCGTATGGGACCGGGTCGCAGGGGAACCACGGTGGCACGGGCTACTCGACGGCCCTTGGAACCGCCGGCGGTGGTGGTGGTAGCGGGGCGGTCGGCTCTGATGGGGCAGTGGGCGTCGGTGGTGGCGGTGGAAACGGAACCGCCAATAGTATCAGCGGGACATCCGTTACCTATGCGGGCGGCGGTGGTGGCGGTGTCGGCAGCGGCGTGACGGCGGGTTCCGCCGGGACGGGCGGCGGGGGTGCGGGTTCAGCCACGACGAGCGGCGCCGCTGGAACGGACGGACTGGGCGGCGGTGGTGGTGGCGGCGCGTATGCCGGCGGAGATTGTCCTGGCGGCGTTGGCGGAGATGGCATTGTCATCATCGCCTACGAGACAGGCAGTCTCGCGGGAGTGGGTGGAGTCATCACGACGTCCGGCGCCTACACGATCCACACCTTCACTCGAAGTGGACAGTTCCGGGCCGTCATCATCGAAGCGGCTGCGACCCTCGCCACATGGGTGGTCGCGATCGCGACGGCCGTGGCGACCGCGACGGTCTCGGCGTCGGTGACGACATCGCAGTGGACGGCGCCGGCGGCATCTGCGGTATCCGCCATATCGGTGTCGGCCTCGGCGACATCGGCCGCATGGGCGACCGCCGAAGGGACCGGGCAAGCCGTCCAGGCTGCGCAACCGGCGAGCGCGACCTGGCAGGCCGCCCCGGCGACCGCTGCGCCAGGAGCGGTCACAACCGCCGCCTCGCCGGCGCCGGCGACGTGGACGACGCTGGCGGCGACGGCAGTGAAGATTACGCACGCCGATCGGCTCTACATCGAGGTCGCTGGCGTCGATTACGGCTATGGGTCGGCGCTCCCTGACGCGATCGTGCTGGGTGACAGCGTCACGATCGCCGACCACCTAGGCGAGATGCCGAACACCGCCTCATTCATCGCCTGGGGATGGGATCCGGTCGAGGGGATGGAAGTCAAGATCTACCTCGAGAGGAAGAACGACGCCTGTCAGATCTTCGGCGGCGTGATCCTGAGTGTCGCTCACTCCTACGTCGGCACAATGGCGCACGCCCAACATCAGTGCTCCTGCATCGATTATACTTGGCTGCTCGGCCGCCGCAAGGTGAACGGCCGATGGCTCTCGACATCGGCGACGACGATCGCCGAAGCGCTGGTGAACGGCTTCTCCGCGGGATTCACCACCGCCCACGTCGAGGCGGATCTGCCAGCCGTGGACGAGTTCACCTGCACGAACGAAGAGTTGCCAGCCGCGCTCACCAGGCTCGCCGGGCGCATCGGGGCCTGCTGGTACATCGACTACGTCAAGGACGTCTGGTTCTACGTGACGGACGCCGCGTCCCCGCCGGGAGCCCTGACTCTGGCCCATCCGTCATTGACCGGGCTGGTGGTCGCACGCGACCTGTCCCAAGTCGTGACGCGCGTCTACGTCGAGGGTGGCGGGGCGAATGCACTGGCTGATGCGGCAGCGGGCGACACGGAGCTGCTGGTCGAGCACGCTGCGTGGTACGAGACGGGCGGAGGCCAGGTGGCGTGTGGGCCACAGCGCATCACGTATGCGGGCAAGGTGGACGGTGGCGGCGGATCGTTGGTTGGGCCGGGCATGACGCCCTCCTCCGCGCCGGGCGTCGCCGCGAAGGTCGGCGCGGGCCTCGGGGCGGGCGTCTACCAATACGCCTACACACATGTGACTGCGGCCGGTGAATCGCTGCCCAGCCCACTCGCGGCGGTGACGACCGGCGTGATGGCGCCCCCGGGGAGCTTGGCAACGCCGAGCGTGGAATATGGGACAAGCCTTGGCCTTGGGGTGTTTTTCTATGGCCTGACGTTTTCCACCCCCGATGGGGAAACGGCTCCGACACGGTCCTCCCAGGTCGAAACCACGATCGTTGCACCTCCATCGGCCATCGGTCCGGTGAGCAACGCCGCGACGGGGAACGGGCCAACCGCTGCGAAGACCTACAGCTACTGCTACACGTACAAGAACCCCAGCACCGGGTTCGAGACGAGTCCGAGCCCCGTGTCCAACGCCGTCGTGTCTGACGGTCACTACCTTAAGATCGACATGACGGGCATCACCGGCAAGCCGTACGGGTGGAACATCCAGTGGTATCGGACGGAGGGGGACGGGGCCACGTACAAGAGTTGGCCGTTGCCCGAGGGCGGCAACGCCATCGTATATGACCCCTGGACGGACGCCCAGCTGGGAGCGGCCGCGCCCGGGACGAACGCCACCGAACGCGCCGTGGTGAATCTCTACAGCATCCCGGTGGGACCGCCCGGCACGACGGCGCGGAACATCTACCGCACTGAGGTGAACGGCGCGCAGCTCAAGCTGCTGTACACCTTCGCCGATAACGTCGCGGGGTACAACTACCAGGACATCACACCGGACGGATCTCTGGGGGCGAATGCGCCGACGATAGGTACTGCTCTCACAAAACAGGTGACCGTGACCGGCATCGCCGTTGGCCCGAGTGGGACCATATCTCGCAACGCCTATCGGACGGTCGTGGGCGGCGCACAGTTGAAGCTGGTCACTACGCTCGCCAACAACACGGCGACGACCTATGCCGACAGCACGGCTGACGGTTCGCTCACGACGAATGCGCCGACGTCGGACACTTCCGGTCTGACACAACCCAGCGGGCAAGTCCTCGCGGGGTCGACCTCGCTCCTGCTCGCGGGCGCGGGCGCGTTCCCATCGGCGGGGTATGCATGGGCGAGTGCGGGCAGCCAGGTGATCAGGTACACGAGCATCGTCGGCAACACCCTGACGGGCATCCCGGCAAGTGGCCCCGGCTCGATCGTCGCCAGCATCAACTACAACTCTACGGTCGTAGTGCCTTCGCAGTTGACGGGCATTCCGGCGAGCGGGGCGGGCGCGATCCTCTATGCGACCCGCAAGGGCGACCAGGTCAACCTCGTCGCGCAGGTCGACGACCTCCCCGCGCAGGCCACGCTCGCCGCACTCGTGGGCGGTGACGGGATCATCGAGGATTACCTGCGGGACAACCGACTGTCCCACGGCGAGTCCGTCGCACGCGGGACCGCCCAGCTGGCGCTCAGGAAGAACGTGCAGGTCGAGGTGCGTTACAGGTCCCGCGACCCGTTGACGAAGGCGGGACGGACAGTGGCGGCCGCCTACGCGGCGCCCGTGAACCTGACGGGCCCCTTCTTGATCCAAAGCGTCGCGATCAGCAGGTTCGCGGCGAACCCCGACCTCTATCCGACCTACACCGTGCAGGCCTCGAGCGAGCGGTTCACGTTCGAGCAGCTGCTGGCGTTGTTGAGGTGAGATGCGCGTGCTCATCGTGGATGACAACCTTGACACGCTCGGCCTCTTCGCCGCGATGCTTGGCGCGCGCGCACACGTGCCGAGGTGCGTCACCTCGGTGGCGGCTGCCCGCGAGGTGCTCGAGCGCGCGGCATTCGATTTGGTGCTGACGGATCTTGCGATGCCGGGCGAAAACGGGCTGGCACTCGTCCGCCACGTCGTCGCCACGAGGCCGGAGCTGCCGATCGTCGTCGTCAGCGGCTGCGCCGAGTACGGCCCCGCTCGCGCGGCCGCCAGCCTTGGCGCGCTGGACTACCTGCAGAAGCCGATCGTGATGGAGGACCTGGAGCGGCTGCTGTCTAGGGTGCATTGCCGCCGGCAACTGCAGATGCCCAGGCTGGCTCGGGCGGCCGCGGCGGAGCTCTCGGCGGTGGCCACCACCCGCCTGGTGCAATTCGCCGGCGCTCTCACCGCGTTCGCCGCGGCCGCCCGTCATGGGTCCCGGTGATGGCGCTGGCAGTGGCGGACGGCGCGTCGACCGAACCGGTCACCCTGGATCGGTTGCTGCTCGAGGTGGCGTATCTCCGGGCGGCGATACTTGAGGCGACCCAGGCGCAGTACGTGACGCGCGCGGAGTTCGCCCCGATCCGCATGCTCGTGTATGGGCTCGTGGGGCTGATCCTCAGCGGGTTCATTGGCGGGGTGCTGGCGCTGGTGTGGAAAGGGCGTTGATGGCGTAGCACCTTGCCCCGTCGGCTAGGCGCGGTCTGATCAACCGCGCTGAAGCGGCCCGTGGCCCGGGCCCGCCGTCGGACAGAGGCCGCGAAGAAGAGGCCGCTTCGCTGGCGCCGGACATCCCGGCGTTGGTGTGGCGGCTTTTTCTTTTGCGGTGTGGAGGCGTGGCGTGGATTTGCAATTTGCCGTGTCGCTCGTCTTTCTGGCGCTCACGATCTGGCGCGAAGCCCGGGGAGAGCCCCGCGCCTGCAAGGTCGCGGTCGGCGCCTCGATTCTCAACCGCGTGGACCGGCCCTCGTGGTGGGGCCGCGATGTGCTCAGCGTCGCCACGATGAAATGGCAGTACTCCTCACTGACCGACCCGAAGGATCCGCAGCTGACGACCTGGCCCGCGGCCGCCGATCGGTCATGGGCCGAGTGCCTGGACGTCGCGTCCGGTCTGCTCACCGACGTCCTGCACACGACGACGCCAGGCGCGGACAGCTACTACGACATCAGCATCGCGGCGCCGACGTGGGCGACGCCCGCGACGTTTGTCGGGCAAGTTGGGCGGATTCGTTTCCACAATCTCGACCACGACGTCGAGACCGTCTGAAGGAAGGATGTCACCATGCGAGTCCGATCTCTCGTCGTCGTCCTCGTCTTCGTCTCCGCGGCCGCGCTCGTCACGGTCGCATGTGGCGATTCGCCTACCGCGCCCGGCAACCTGCCCGTCATCACCTCGCTCTATGCCGACGCCGCGGTCATCGCGCCGGGAACCCAGACGACGCTGCACTGGACCGTCGAGTACGCGGACCAGGCCACGCGCCAGACGCTCACGCCGGTCGTCGGCGATGTGCAGGCGAGCGGCTCCACCGTCGTGGCTCCGAGGGTGACCACCGTCTACACTCTGACGGTGACGCGGGGCGTCTACCAGGTCTCGCGCCAGGTCACCCTGACGGTCACGTAGATCACTCGCGGTCACCGCGAAGAACGCAGGAGGCTCTGTATGTGGGGGTCGATTGTCGCGTCGTTCGTGCGGTGGTTCCTGATGCTGGAGGCCGGCTGGTTGATTCAGCATGGCGTGTGGTCGCAGTCGCAGGCGGACCAGTACGTGTCCTTCCTCGCCGCGGGCATCGTGACCGCTCTCGGCACGCTCGCCTGGTCGCTCTGGCAGAAATACCATGCGCGCGTAAAACTCCTCACGGCGCTCGCCTCGCCGGCGGGCACGACGCCAGACGAGCTCGCCTTCCGCGTAACGATCGCGCCGGTGAAGCCGGGCGCGCCGAAGGCGGTGCCGGTGATTCTGCTGGCCGCGGCGCTCGGCTTGGCCAGCCTCGGCTCAGGCGGCTGCGCGCAGCTGCACCTCCGGTCGCCGTTCGGGATGCCGAGCAGCGTCACCACCGACGCCGGCCGCCAGGCGTATACCGCCGACCAGATCGTGCAGCAGGTCGCCATCTTCCAGCACACCGTCGTCGACCTGGCCGATCGTGGCGTGATTTCAGTGACGACCGCCCGTTCGATCGTCGCCTGGACGGTGGCGACCCTGAGGACGATCCAGGCGTCGCCGAACGGCTGGGAGGCGACCGTCCGCGAGGGCTGGCGGCAGGTCCGGCCGAAGGTGGTGGAGTTGCCCGCGGTGGCGCCCTGGGGGCCGACCATTGACGCGCTCATCGGATTCGTGACGGGAGGTGGCCTGTGAACGTGCTGTTGCTCGCGCTGGCGAAGTACGGGATCCTGCTGGCCACCGACGTCCTGGTGCCCGAGATCATGCAGTGGGTCCGCCGCTACGCGGACGAACACGCTGGCACGGTGCCGACCGACGCGGACGTGATCGCGGGCTTCGCGGCGCACGTGAACGCGGCGATCGCGGAGGGTGAGGGGTTCCTGGCCAGGACGGAGATGTCGAAGTAG